GGTCGTTTCGGGGACGAGTTAGGTCTTCGCAAGGACGAGCGAAAACATTTCGAGGAACTGCGCACGACTGCGGATCGTATCGACTACCTTGTTAGGATGTTGCAGAAATATCGTGGGGGTCAATACGCAAAGTTGGCTGACACGGTACCTGGTAAGCTAGCGCTAAAACAATACAAAGCTAACCAGCTTTTGGATAGGTATGGGAAACAGCTGATCCAAATCAAAGACAAATGGCAGGATATCAGTTATCAAATTCTGTCGGCTCTCGAACCGGCGCTCTCGCCAACTGTGAACGCGATCAAGGGTGCGTTTGATTGGGTAGTTAAGTTAATTGAGAAACTGAAGTCTCCTGAGGCCGTTGGTGTTTGGAAGTCGCTTAGCGGGGTGTTTAGTGAGCTTGGAAAAAACATGGAAGCTTTTTCTCGTGGTGTCGCTAAGGGGTTCGGCCACGAGGCCATGCTCGCTAATACGGCGCGATCGTTCCGCAATTTCTTCAAAGAAGAGAGGTATGACTGGGCCAGCAAACTACAACCGTCACAAGACATGTTGAACAGCCAATTCAGGTTGAATAGCGGAGTTCAGCAGATGAAAGGCTTTGGTGAGCGGGGGTTCAGTCCGTCTTCTTTTATGACGCCCGGTTATAGCGTGACGGTGTTTAATAGGTTGACGTGGACTTTCGATGACTTGGCGGATGTAATTAAGAAAGCGAATTTTCATTTTGAGAAAGCGGGAGAGGTATTAGGCAAGCTCTATTCGATCGAGTTTGATGCAACGATTGATGTTTTTAATGACATAAATAAGGCGGCTGGAAAACTAACTAGTGCATTTGAATTGCTGGGCAAAATAACAAGCAACCTTGTAGGTCCCCTCAAGTTTCTCGCAGGTTCGGATGAGAAACAGGAAATCACACAAGAGTATACGGCGAAACTGCCTCCTGTTACCCAGGAGCAAAAAGATGCTATGAAGAACCTTTTTGGAGTTGGGGGCAAAGTTCTCATTTCTTCACCTGTGTTGAACCTCCTTAAGCCTATGCCGATAGAGCAAATGCAGAGCTGGTATGATAACCTGGTTCATCCGAAAGCGAAACCATATGCTACAGGCGGCATTATCCGTAAACCTCACCTTGGAATGGTTGGCGAAGCTGGACCAGAAGCGATCATCCCATTGCGCAGGAACAAACGCAGCCTCGGGCTACTCGATGCGGCAGCTAGGGCGATGGGTGTTGGTGCTTCTCCTTCGTCACCGACTATCCACAAGACGATCAACATCAAACCCACAATCAACATCACTGGTGTCGATGCTGGGACCGCTCAGCGAGTCGCCGGTGACATCCTTTCACTGCTTAAGGAAGTGGCAGAGGACGACTATTCCATCGCCGTGACATGAGAACATACCTGACCAAACAAGGAGACGAATGGGACCGAGTTGCATTTGAGCAACTCGGATCGGAGCACCTCGTTGATCAGCTTATCGCGATCAATCCCGATCACAGCATGACTGTTGTCTTCGCCGCAGGTATCAGGCTGATTCTCCCCGAAGTCAAGATCAGTCCACGAACATCCGGTCCGGCTCCGTGGCGTAAAGTGACTAGGGTTCTCGGCTCGGCGTAGGAATTTTATTGCAAATTTTGGGGTGTATAGTGGAATAGGTGGGATGCCTCCGGTCGAAAAATATTGGGTCATGAGAGGGCCCACGCCTTCTTCGCTAAAAAAACGTGTCGGGCCACATACATTGGACAAGATCCGATCTTGGGTAATGGAAGAAATCCTTCCCCCAGATGTCCGAATCTGCGAGGAGGGAGGTTCAGAGTGGATCAAAGCCAAGGATATGCCGGGCTTTAACAACTTTCCAGTAGAACTCATGGAGCAGATTGATGAGCGCCGTGAGAGAGACGAGGATGAGGAAAGGCGAACCTCTGGACCCATGACAGAGCGGCAGTCCAGTTGTCTCAAATTCATGGGAGCTTCTCTCAGTCAAGGGGCATTAACCAGCTGGCGGGCCAGTAAGCTCATCCACCAACTCGCCGAGTTCGATCCAGAGCTCTATCAGAAGTGGTTGAGCCGTAGCCCGGCCAGGGGACAGGAAATAACCCCAGCATACGCAGTCTCCCCTTGCTCCAACTCTAATCCTCAGTATTTCGCTGGTGAATCTCTGCGACTCAATATGCGCGGATCAGCCGGGAACATCATTGCAGCATTGGCCAGCTTTTTCATTCCCGGCTTAGGTCAGCTCGCTCAAGGGCGCGTCTTTTTTGCATTTGGCTGTTTTGCTATCACGGCTTCGTTGTGGTTAATGGCGCTTGTCTCGCTCGGGCTACTCTCCCCATTGACCTTAGTCGTGCACATTTTGCTCGGCATTGTGGCCTGTCTCGATGCGGCCCGATGGGATGGGGCGCGATGAGCTTTCTTATGCGCTATACCAATCGGGCTTGTTTGACATCAGTCATCATTTGATGACTCAAAATGGTCCGTCGCAACTCGTCCGCACTATAGGCGGACCACAAGCTCGCAGAACTAACGTAGTCTTGTCCATCGCTGGGACAGATGTCACAACTCATCTGGCACCAGATCTCATCAGCTTCGAGCACAGCGATGACGTAGAAAGAAACGCAGACACAATCACAATCAAACTCTCCGACTCCCAGCATAAATATCTGCGTGAGTGGACGATTGACAAAGGCACGGAGATTATAGCGAAGATCCAGAGCCATAATTGGGCCAAACCAGGTGAGAGTTTGCAGGTTGAGTGCGGCTCGTTTTATGTCAGCCGAATCGACTACAGTTCTAGCCCAAGCGTTGTTGAGATCAAGGCCACGTCTATCCCGGTTTCGAGCACTTTAAAAGGCATTGTCAAAAGTAACGGTTGGGAAAATCAGACCCTCAAGCAAATCGCTGAGTTCATCGCGAAAGAGGCTGGCATGAAGCTCGACTACCGAGCAGGAGAGAATCCGCAGATGGCGAGGTGCGATCAAGACTATGAAAGCGACGGGCGGTTGTTGCTCCGACTAACTACGGATGCCGGCCTTTGTCTCAAGGTCCAGAAGCAGACTATTATCATTTTCGACGAAGCGGAGTTAGATGCACAAGAACCGTGGACCACGTTAACTCGTGACGTCACACCCATCACGAGTTGGAGGCTTAGAACCTCGTCAAATAGAACAGTCAAAGGCGTTAAGACATCCTACATGAACCCTGACACAGGGAAAGTCACGGGAGGAGGATTCGAGCCGGAGGAGCCGCCCGAAGGCGTTGGCGACAGGGTCGACCACGATAGTGAAATGCCGATGGGTGACCTAAAGCTTGAACTCCACATGACCGACCGCTTCTTTGCTTCTCAGGAACTACCACCAGATTGGGATGCACCAACATGGGAGTTCACTGACCCTAGTCCTCAAAGCAAGAAGGTAGCCGAGAAACGAGCAAGGGCACAATGCCGCAAACGAAACAGAGCAGAATGGGAAATTGATCTAACGTTACCGGGATCAGTAGAATGGGTCGCCGGCACAGTGGTTAGGTTTGATAACAGTTGGGGGCCTAAGTTCGGTGACGCTAATTTCTTAATCCGAAAAGTTGCGCACAGAATTGACAGATCGAGTGGTTATGTCTGCAATCTATCGTTACGCAAAGTACTGAAAGGTTACTAGATGTTTTTCAACAGAGAATACCCCGAAAATCCACGCTACAAAACTCTTGCAACGGTCGCTGTGGTCTCGGAACGCAAGAACGACCCGGTTAGAGGGCCGCTGGTTAGAGTAACCTGGCCCGAAACGGGAAAAACGAGTGCTTGGTTTCCAGTGCTACAATCAGGCACGGTTGGCACGACTTGGTTCCGGTGTCCCAGACTTGGCGAACGGGTCATCGTCACTCGCTTTGCTGACGGATCGGAGAAGGGAGTTGTTGTTGGTGCGATCTACAATGGGTCTGTTAGATCTCCATCTCAAGACAATCTTGACAACCTACACGTCACATTCGACGACGACACATCACTCACATTCGACCCATCCACCAGCACACTAACCCTAGACTCCAAAGGCCCAATCAACCTCAAAACAAAGGGCCCTATTAAGCTTGAGAGCGAAGACAGCATTGAGGTAGATACTAAGGCCAACCTCAACGCAAAAGCCTCAGGGAAAGCGACTGTAGAGGCTTCTGACATCGAATTAAAAGGCAGCGTGAAGATCACTGGCGATCTAACCGTTGAAGGCGCACTAACATCAGACGGTGCACAGTTCACTAAAGA